GTCTTAACAATAAGTTATTGATGATTAAACTCAAGTTCTTTGCGTTGTTCATCCCAGTCATATGCAAATCCTTCCTTCAGACGACCCAATGTTAGTTTTTTAGGAATATCACCTTTAATAATGGCTTCAATAATATCGGGTGCGAGAAAGGCAAGCTTAATGAGATGGGCGATATAACGTTGCGTGACATTTTCTTGTTTTGCCAGTTGTGCCATATTTGAAACTTCTCCTGTAGTTAATGCCTGATTCCAACTTAATGCTTTTTTAAGTGCGTTTTGTATTGCACATATTGTAGTGGGGTTATTATCACTGGCATATTTGTCACCAATAATAAGTTTTGATTCACTATTACAATGTTTGAGTCTGGTGGGAATAGAGAGTAAAAATTCATCATCAACATTCTCATTTGATGTTTTGTTGTCAGAATTGGAATTTATTAAATACTCAGTCATTCCAGCACGAGAGAGGGTGATATCAATACTTTTACATCCAACCATTATTTTTCGAGTAATTATTTTCAAACAAGAAATTTTATTTGCAGGAGATAGAACATCCCAATTAGTTGCAGCATTTTTTGAATTAAGGATTAGGGTGGATTGTTGTTTTGCACTTAATTTAAGATGACTGAAAGCGTTAAGTAATTCATTTGGTGTTCGTAGGCATTGCATCAGACGTTTAATGACAGGACCTTCAATCTTATTAGCAGAGATGCGTATGACACTGCCTGCATCCGCTTCACGATATTGTAATACTGCTTGAGATACATAATAGCGATAACGACGGTTGCCTTTACGGGTGTGTGCTGGACTCATCGAGTTGTTGTTATCATCAAAAATTATCCCTGAAAAAAAACTGGGATCTTTCACAGAGTTTCTAGTCTGATTATTTTGTTTGTTTTCATTTAATAAGGTTTGTGCTGTATCCCATAATGAGGTATCAACAATAGCCGCGTGTTGACCTTCAAATAGATTGCCTTGGTGTGCAACCTTTCCTATATAAAGTGGATTTTTGAGTAAGGCATACAGTGCGCCTCGACCAAAGGGTTTGCCTCCACCACGACATTGATCTTTCTTACGTTGTTTACTGAGATAACCTTCAGCATCTAGCTCTTCTTTGAGTTTTCTGACAGTGCCGAGTTTTATATAGCGTTCATAAATATGCTTTACGATTTTGGCTTCAACATTATTCACCACTAGTTTCTTATCAATAACGTCATAGCCTAATGGCACAACACCACCCATCCACATACCTCTTTTTTTCGAGGCGGCAATTTTGTCTCGTATTCGTTCGCTAGTGACTTCCCGTTCAAATTGGGCAAAGGAAAGAAGTACATTGAGAGTTAATCTGCCCATTGAACTAGAGGTGTTAAATTGTTGTGTCACTGAGACGAAAGACACGTCATGTTGATCAAATAAATCGATAATCTTGACAAAGTCCGCTAGCGAGCGACTGAGACGGTCAACCTTATAGACGATTACTACATCAATTTTTCCAAGTTTTACATCATTGATTAATGTTTTCAGGGCAGGGCGTTCAGTATTCCCACCAGAAAAACCACCGTCATTATATTGAGTGGCTAATGTTGTCCAGCCTTCGTGTTGTTGGCTTTTGATATAAGACTCACAGGCTTCCCGTTGTGCATCTAGAGAATTAAACGATTGCTCTAATCCTTCTTCTGATGATTTACGCGTGTAGATGGCGCATCGTTTTAAAGAGGGCGTTGGTTTATTCATTTGGGTTTTTATTCTTTATCATTTAATCCAAAGAAACGCGGTCCTGACCATTTCGTTCCTGTGATATCAAAGGCTATGGCAGTCAAGCTTCGGTATTGTTTCCCTTGCCAGTGATAGCCCTTGTCCATAACGGTGACTTCATAGGTTACTTCTTGCCATTCACGCACAAGGCGTGTGCCCGTTTGATAAAGTGTTTTATGTTTAGGTGTGGCGCAGTTAGCCTTTTTGATTAGTTTTTGTCTTAAGGCATTAGGATTTTGTTTTTGTTGTTTTGCTTGAATCGCCCAGGCTAAATTGCCTTTAATAAAATCAAGACTGACGTTATGTTGCAGTGGAACATTAAACGTTGATTCGAATGACTCACGTAGTTTAATTTTAGTGCTTGTTTCAATATCATTTAATGACAATGGCTTTTTGATAACTTCATGTTTCATAGACTCCATGGAGCCATACTGTCGCCAGCAAAGCCAGTCAATTAAGGCGTATTTATCAGGAATAAATGACGAAGGGTGATGAAGATTTTTTATAACGATAACGCACGCGATCCCACTGAAGCAGTAACGTGAGACTATCCACTTGGTCATCATGTAAACCATTCGGGAAATTTAACAACTCTGTTTGAAATACCTCAAGCCATTTGGCTGATTTAGGCAGAAAAACTCTTCCCCTCTCAATTTCAGATGCTTCAGCCATTAGCCTCGTCGCTTTGTCTTCCTTGGGTTTAGACCATGATAAGGAAAAGGGTATATATTGCATGGATTTTATGTCTTCTTGAATTTGCTGTATGAGATGTTGCCCTGCTCCAGCAGCTTCAATCATCACATCAGTTGCATTATATTTGTTTGCCATTTTAAAGATTAAATCTCTAAGTTTTGGGAACTCATATTTAGCTCTATGAATATCAACAATGTAAAGATTGTGATCCATCGCATAGGCTGTAATACAAACAGTGTAGTCACTATATTTTTCTGCAGTGGTTGCGACATCCCAACTCTGAATGATATGTGCAGTGTGCATTTTATTTTTCAGTTTATAGTAGGTCTTAAACCACGACCATTTGACAATACCACCTCCTATTGGAGAAGGACGTTGTTGATATTGACCTGCAAATGCGTATTCGCCCATTTCCAGTTTGAGTTGATCAAGTTCTTTCATCGATTCTCGTTCAGGGTGCAATATTTCATCGCATTTTCTGTGATGAAATTTATTAGGACCAATTTGAATCTTTTCATCTTTTTCTGCAATTACAGGAAGATTGAGGTGATACCAGTGTTTTTTGTCTAATAAGTAGCCAGCAAGATCAGCTTGATGGAGTCGCTGTTGAATAACAATAATTGCGCCATTCTTCTTATCATCTAGCCGCGTCGATGCGGTTTGATCAAACCAATTCAGTACCTTTTCGCGTTTTGTATCTGATAGTAATTCATCGGCTTTATGAGGATCGTCAATAATAATAAAATTCCCACCTCGACCAGTTAGAGAGCCACCCACTGAAGTTGCTAGACGGAATCCATTTTGATTAGTAACAAATTCAGATTTCGTATTTTTTTTAACGGATAGAGATGTATGCGGAAAGACATCGTGATACCAATTAGATTCCATTGCCATTCGGGTATCTGCGGCGTGTTTCTCTGATAAGTCTTGTGTATAGCTTGCGCAAATTATCTTAGAAGTTGGTTTGTGCCCTAACAAAAAAGCAGTAAATGCCACTGAGACTGATATGGACTTCATATAACGAGGAGGGAGATTAATTACCAGACGTTGAATATTGCCATTCATGCATTCTGTTAACACATACGCGATAGCATCTATGTGCCAGCTATGAAGATAAACACTACCCTGCGAGACAGTTTGAAATATTTTTTGAATGAATAGTCCGAGATCATTTCGTAAAATTGCATTTAGAGTTTTTTTATCACTCATCATTATTCTCCCCATTTGTTGTTTTACTTGAGAGAGCATTTTTAAGAAAAGCGTCAAGAATCGCTTGGTCATCTTCTGATATTTTTTCAGGTGATGATTGATTACTTTTAGTTTGTTCTAGCCCCAAGATTAAATTGATAACGACATTGGATGCGCGGATATCTCCCTTCATCGCTTTAGCGAATAATGTTTTGATCATTGCGCGTTGCTTGGTGATTTCTTGAGGTTTGTTGCCTTCTGTTACTACTATTTTTTGTTCAAGTTCCTCTTGGAGATCAGTAGCAAGATTTTTCAACCCTTTCGGTCGTCCCTTGGGATTGCCCGATTTGCCAGGCTTGAATTGATTTTTCTGTGGAGGTTTTTTGTAACCAACCTTATCGTCATCGGATGCCATCTTTTACGCCTCACAAGTCTTTTGTGTGAGTCGCTGTTCTGCGATTTCAGTAAAAGGTAAATTCGATTTAGCATGGACAGGCATCTTGCTCGTTGCTGCCATCCAACGATTTAACGCGACGTCGACATATCGGGGGTCGATTTCAATAGCATAGCAACGCCGATTCGTTTGTTCTGCTGCTAGCAGGGTGGTGCCTGAACCAACGAATCCATCCAAAACAATATCATTGTGATTTGTAACATCCATTATGGCGTCTGCGATCATTGCAATTGGTTTAACGGTTGGGTGCATTGCGAGTGTCTCATCACGTTCTTTTCCAAACGAATTAACACCAGGATAGCTCCAGACATTTGTTCTATAACGACCGTATTTTCCTAGTTCAATGTTATTAATATGGGGTGCTAATCCATTCTTAAATATAGCTATCAGTTCGTGCTGCGAGCGGTAAAGACTCCCCATTCCTGCGTTGGTTTTAACCCAAATGCATAAATTAATAAATGTTTCGTATATATCATTACCGGCAGTCAGGAGTTCTTGGAGATGACGCCAGTCCATAAAAACAAAATGCAACGACCCATCTGTTGAAAATTGAACAAATTTTTCGAAGCATTGTTTTAAGAAATGAGCAAATTCAGGTGAAGTCATTTCACCGCTTGCCATTGCAAAATCCTTATGTTTTATTTTTCCAAGACCGCAAACATGGCCGTCGATTGGTACGTTATATGGTGGGTCTGTAATTATTATCCTTGCTTTTGATTTTCCCATGAGTGTATTGAGAGTATTTTCGTCGCGGCAATCACCACAAATTATTTTATGCGGACCGCAGAGCCAAAGATCACCCTGTCGTGTAACAATATCTTCGGCTTCAGGTAGAAGAGGGGGAGGATCTTCGGGGTCCTCTTCTAGTGGTGTATTTAACAGGACATCAATTTCTGCTGTTTCAAAACCTGTTAAGTTGACATCAATATCGATGTCTATATTAGTCAAGTATTCGAGCTCTATTTTGAGTAGCTCATTGTCCCAGTTTGAATTATCTGCCAGTTTGTTATCAGCAAGACGATAGGCACGAATTTCTGATTCAGTTAGGTGAGTGACCTGAATGGTTGGTACTTGAGTTAACTTAATATGCTCAGCGGCCAGAACCCGCCCATGTCCTGCAATTATTTGAAAGTTTTCATCAATAATAACCGGATTGATAAAGTTAAATTGCTGAATGCTTTTTGTAATTTGTTTTATCTGTTTAGCACTATGTGCTCGTGCATTTTTTGCATAAGGTAAAAGTTTCTCTATGCTGACATATTCAATTTTTACTTTACTAGTCATTACACCACTCCAGGGAAAGTTGCTGATTGATACAAATCAGTCCCACCGAGATGCAATTTAAGTTTTATTAAAGACCCTCCGTTGAAATTATGCAACCCATTGAAAATTTAGAGATATTTGACAAAACTTTATTTGTGATAAAATTATTCAACTAAGCTTTTCCCTGATAATTCCCTGTTAATTTTTGACAACTAGCAAAGGTGAAATGCTAGAATGGCGCCGCTTGGCGGTATTCGAGCAGTTGCATGTTTTTAGAAAGGAAAAAGAGTAAATATTCCCTGTATTATTCCCTAAAACAGGGAATTTATAGACTGAGACCATATAGCTCGAGACTGGAACCACCGCCATTTACTTCTCTAATAGATAGCTATAGCAACACTATCCGTTATCTCTCCTTATTTGATGTACACCTTGATGTACACTTGCGTTTTCTTACCTATCCATGTGTTGCCATATCTAATTCATTTTCGTCCGTTTAAAGGGCGTTTTATAGGGCGTTCATAGGCCGTCAAAACATATGAGACAGCATTGAGCTAAATATTAAGAGAGACTTCTAATAAGTTAAATTTATAAACAGGAGTCTTACTATGAATAATAGTACCGAGAAACACATTAAAGAGATACGTCGTCGCTCCAGCACAGAGATTTAACGCATGTGTTGCATTGACCGGTTGAAGTGACAGCAGAAAGCAGACATTAGAATCAATTTCACCATCCCCCTAAATATTGGCGCATAAAGCTAATTGATTGGCGTATCAGGTCAAGCAGCATACCAGCACCCCAGCCATAATCTCTTCACACTTAAGCTGAAAACCAATTAAGAGAGGTATTACCTAATGTCAAAGCAGATAGAGCAAGAAAAATCTTATCGGGCAAATCCCCTATATCCGAATATTCGGCTAGTCAACAGAAGCGAATTACCGCAAGACGTTCAAGACGCAATGAACTCAGCAGTGGTTCCAATAAATGTAGAGTTATCTAACCTGGTTGGGGAAGTAGAGAGTTTAGTAGGCAAATATGTCCGTTCATATAACTTTAAAGATACCCGAGACTGGTATGTCGAGGGCGTTATTGTTGAGGAGAGTGATGAATTTTTTAAAGTAAGAGTAGAGAAACAGGTGGCCAACGGAAATTCTCTTAGAAGCTTTACGAAATACGACTACCCAAATATATTTACAGCAGACATCGAAATTATTGAGAGAGAAGGAGAAACGGAATGAGAAAATTACTATTAACAATTCTGTTACTTTCATTTGGACAGGCACAGGCAGGTTTTATAACTGGCAGTGAATTACTGGAAAGGTGCGAGGCACATGTCAATAAGACAAATGTAGCAAAGGGAAACGGCTGTGTGGGTTATGTTGAGGGTATTTCAGACGCACATGGAACTTTTACTGAATGGAAAAATATGGATAAAAAATGGTGTGAACCAGAAAATGCGCATACAGAAGCTCCCTAATTAACGGCTTAGAAATATCGAAACACATAGTAACAGTACAGAAGATTATAAAAATAAAGACGATGCACTAGATGCTTATTAATAATGACAAAGTGATATGGGTTGTGGGGATTAAAAATGAAAACTAATACCAAGACACAGGACAAAAAGTATTTTGTAACTAGTAAAGTAACTTGTCCTGAATGTAGTGGGACGGGGATGTTATCTCAATTAGTTAGAAATCAATTACAGGAAAAACATACAGCAATACTGTCGAGTGGAAATCAAAACACATTAATTTATGAAGTCTCTCCTGGTGATAATAATTTTACATGTCTTATTTGTGATGGAAGCGGACAAATTAAAAATGATGTGTCACTAAAAGAGGCGTTGATTGAAACAATAGAGGGTTTGGCGCATAAAGCTAATTGATTGGCGTATCAGGTCAAGCAGCATACCAGCACCCCAGCCATAATCTCTTCACACTTAAGCTGAAAACCAATTAAGAGAGGTATTACCTAATGTCAAAAAAGATAGAGCAAGAGAGAGCAGCAATGTCAAAGCAGATAGAATCAGAAAAATTATGTCGGGAAAGACAGCGATATCCGAATATTCAGCTAGTCAACAGAAGCGAATTACCGCAAGACGTTCAAGACGCGATGAATGCGGCTGTGATATCTGTTCGCCCTAAAGATAAGAAGAAGAAATTAAAAGTTGGTTTTTTTGGCGGAATCAGTTTGTGAGAAAATTACTATTAATAATTCTGTTGCTTTCATTTGGACAGACTCATTCTATAGCATATATGAATGAAGAAATAGTTACCTATACTTATTTAGGTATAGAATATGAATGTATATTCTTTTCTAAACATTCAGAACCTCCAATCTTATATGATGCTAAAGACCGTCTCATATGCGGTGACGAAAGTAATGTGTTTGGCTTTAAGAAATGGAATCCTGTCTTTTACATTGAAGATAACGAAGTGGTATATCTCTGATGGATAACTTTAATTCTGTGCGCTTAATTTCACACATCCTAATAGCTTTAATACTTCTTATAGTAATTATATGTTCTCATTATACTGAAATAATTGAAGCTTTAGCTTATAGAGTTTAAGGAGTAAAAACATTATGAAATATATAATAGGTTTAATAATTCTTAAACACCCTGAGAAATTACATTTGTCGGCAGGGACTCTAGTTGGAAATGCTTTCAGAATTGCCTTTCCATGTTAAGAAGGGCGTAATTGATATGTTAGAAATAGATAAGCAAGCTGTTAAAGATTTAATATACCTTAGAGACAAAGGGCTTTCTGAATTTAGATTGGATGTGTTACACCATTCTAAAGAGCAATTAACTTACAAGAGCCATATTGAATACTGGAGTGATAGTTACTATAGGCACGGTGAAAGGAATTTAGGAGTTTCGGGGGGGTATAGCGGCTTATCTAATTACGATGTTCAGAGCGGACGTTCGAGTAAAGCTGAAATAAAAAGAGTTTCTTTCGATGATACTTTATCCATTTCTGGTAGAGCAGGAGTGAGATTTCAAA